TCTTGGTTTCCATGTCGTCCATTCTTTCGTCTCCGATTGTTGTTTCTAATTGTTGACATACCCCCAACAGTGCCGTAGATCAATCCTCGTAGAAAAGAAGAAAAGGAGAGAAGATGAGTATTCTTGCTACGGCGGGTAAACCGCAATCACGCCCAGTTGCGATCACCATCCTCGGTGATGCGGGCCTCGGTAAGACAAGTCTTGCCGCCACGTTCCCCAAGCCAATCTTTATCCGATCAGAAGACGGCCTTCGGTCTGTCTCTGAGGGGATGATGCCTGACGCATTTCCGCTGATCAAATCGGTTGATGATCTGTGGGCGCAGATGACGGCATTGATCCGCGAGGAACACGAATACCAGACGCTGGTGATCGACACGGTCACGACGCTGGATTCGATCTTTACGGATTACGTCTTGGAGTCAGACCCCAAGAAACCGAAGAGCCTGAACCAAGCCCACGGCGGCTATGGTGCGGGCCGCGACATGATTGCCAGTCTGCATCGGCGCGTCCGCAATGGCTGCGGTATGCTGATGGATCGCGGCATGAATGTGGTCTTCGTGGCTCACGCCGAGACTGTTCGGATCGAGCCGCCAGATGCGCCGCCATATACTAAATATGCCATGCGGATGAACGAGAAATCCACCCTGCCATACATCGACAATGTGGATGCCATCGGCTTCATTCGGCTGGAGACTTACGTCACGGGCGACGGTGATGTGAAGAAGGCCGTATCGGACGGGACGCGGCAGCTTGTTTGCCACGCGATGGCTGCAAACGTGTCGAAGAACCGTTTCGGGATTTCCGAGCCGATCATACTGGAAATCGGGGTCAACCCGTTTGCCCAATACCTACCGAAACCCGTTATTGTTAAGAAGGACGAAGCGAAATGAGCGATTTTTGGAAATTGTCGGACAACACCGATCTGACGACACAAGGCACCGATGGCGCGTTTGACGCGGGCGGCGGTAAGATCGCAGCCATCCCCGAAGGGACGCAGTTGCTTGCGGCCATTGATGAAGCGAAGTGGGACCGCAACCTTGATGGTGACAAGTTCATCAACATCCGTTGGACGATCCTTCAGCCCGAAGACTTGTCGGGCCGTAAGGTGTTCCAAAAGTTGTGGGTTTCTGACTACGAGCCTGCTGCACTGAAAAAAGGCCAAGACAAGGCTATCGCAAAGCAGGACAAGGCGAAACGTATGCTGATGGCGATTGATGCCAATGCGGGCGGGAAGCTGGCGCTCAAGGGGGCCATGCCGACCGACAATGATCTGACATCAAACCTGACGATGAAGCCTATGGTCATCAAGGTCATGGTGTGGTCGCAGAAGGATCGTGAAACTGGCGACCTGATCGAAGGCAACTGGGTCGGTGCCGTTGCGCCGAAGAACAGCCCTCGGACCAGCGGCGAGGAATTGGCGAAGTTGCAGGATGCACAGGCGAAAGCGGCAGCAAACCGCTCGTCGGCTGGCAGCACCAATGGCGATTACATCCCATTTTAGGCTAAAAAACGGGGGACGCCTTCGGGCGTCTCCACCCTTATCATTATGGATGGATTAAATATGGAACAGAGATCAGAAAAGTGGTTCGCCGCCCGCAAGGGGCGTGTGACTGGATCAATGGTGGGGGCCGTGCTGGGCCTTGATCCCAACTGCACCCGTGCCGAGGCCATGCGCCGCATGGTGCGAAGCTGGCAGGGCCTTCCCAGTGAGTTTCAGGGCAACATTGCCACCCAGTGGGGCGTGATGCACGAGCAAGAGGCGCGCGAGGCGTTTGAATACCTCTCCAGCCTTACCGTGGAGCCTGCCAGCTTTGTGGTGCATCCCACTATGGACTGGCTAGGTGCAAGCCCCGATGGGTTTATCTCCGATAGATCGCTGATTGAGATCAAATGCCCATTTGGTCTGCGCGACAAACCTGCACCCGTCCAATTCAAGACAGTCGAAGGACAGCCGCACTATTACGCCCAGATGCAAATCCAGATGTTCGTCACGGGGCGCGAGTTCTGCTATTTTTACCAGTGGACCCCACAGGGGTCTCGGCTTGACGTAGTCGCTTTCAGTCAAGATTGGATTGACGAAAACCTGCCCAAGCTGGAGGCGTTTTATCAGGAATTTCTGTCAATCTGTGATGACGAAATTGAAGATACACGCACAGCCGTTGATGACCCACGGGCGCTGCAATTGCTGGCCGAATATGATGATCTGCAAGACGCGATCCTGCGCGCCGACGAGCGCAAATCGGAAATTCTTGCGGACATCGTTGCCATGTGTGGCGGGAAGAATTCCACTGTCTGTGGTCGAAAGCTGTCCAAGGTCGAAAAGGTGGGGTCGATCTCCTACGCCAAGGCGATCAAAGAACTGGCCCCCAACGCCGATCTTGAGCGATGGCGCGGCAAACCATCATCCTATTGGATGCTGAAATGACACTTCGGCCATACCAGCAGGAATCCCACGACGCCATCATGTCGTGGGTCAGGCACAGCCGTGCGCCGTGCTGCATAGAGGCAGCCACGGGAAGCGGGAAGAGCCACATCATCGCCGCTGTGGCCGAATCAATCAACAAGATGTCTGGGGGCAAGCATATTTTGTGCTTGGCCCCATCGGCTGAACTGGTCGTGCAGAACGCGGAAAAATACAAAATTGCGGGGGCGAAGGCGTCAATTTTCAGCGCCTCGGTCGGCCAGAAGAGTCTGCGCTACCCCGTGGTATTTGGCACACCCGTGACTGTCAGCAATGCCATTTCCAGTTTCGGGAAGAACTTTGCTGCCGTGATCATAGACGAATGCCACGGCCTGACCCCCACCATCAAGTCAATCATTGATGCCATGCGGTCATCAAATGAAAACCTGCGCGTGATTGGCCTGTCTGCCACGCCATACCGCATGAATTCGGGATACATCTTCAACAAGTGGCCCGATGGGTCACCCGTGGCCGAATGGCAGACCAAGAACCCGTATTTCGCGGCCTGCGTCCACAGGATCAGGGCGGGCGAGTTGATTGACGAAGGGTTCTTGACCAAGCCCGTGATTTCAGAGACTGGGGCCGACGGCTACGAGACGCTGAAAATGCAGATCAACAGGACGGGGAATTTCAACAGCACCGACGTTGATACCGCATACCACGGCCACGGCAGGAAGACATCGCTGATCGTGGCGGACATCGTGCGGCGGTCATTTGATCGGCGCGGCGTGATGATCTTCGCGGCCACCATCCAACATGCCCAAGAGGTCATGGCAAGCCTGCCACCCACCATGTCCGCCTTGGTGACGGGGGATACGCCAAAGGCAGAGCGAGACAGCATCCTGAAGCGTTTCAAGGCGCATCAGATCAAGTATCTGGTCAATGTCTCGGTCCTCACCACGGGGTTTGACGCGCCCCATGTTGATGTGGTCGCCCTGCTTCGCGCCACGGAGAGCGTCGGCCTGCTTCAGCAGATGATTGGACGAGGATTGCGGGTGGCCGATGGTAAGTCTGACTGCCTGATCATGGACTATGCCCAGAACATCGAGCGCCACTGCCCCGATGGCGACATCTTCAGCCCAGAAATATCCGTATCGGTCACGGGCGGCGAGAAGTCCGAAATCAAGGCGGAATGTCCCCTGTGCGGTGCGGAGAATCTATTTTCAGGAAGGCCAAATAACGAAGGCTTCAAAATAGATAAATTTGGGCATTTCCTTGACCTTGATGGGAATCCAATTGAAACCGATTGGGGGCCGATGCCCGCACATTATGGTCGCCGCTGCCGATCAACGGTCAATTTGGCGGGAAATGAGGTCCAGTGCCACCACCGCTGGACGTTCAAGAAGTGCGACCACTGCGACACCGAGAACGACATCGCAACCCGATACTGCGAGGGATGCAAGGCCGAGATCGTTGATCCCAACAAGAACTTGGCAATCAACTTTCAGAACCTAAAGAAAGACCCGACCCGCCGCCAGACCGATGCGGTGATCGAGTGGAGTGAGCGCGACCAGATTTCTAAGTCTGGAAAAGCCACCCGCAGGGTTGACGTTGTGACCCCATATAGGTCATTCTCGTTCTGGGTGCTGATGCAGCCAACGTTCCACAAGGCTAGGGTCCAGAAGTCGCTCTTTGATGAACTTCAGGGATCGGTCCCAAGGACGATCACATACATTAAGGACGCTGACAGTGGTTTCTACAGCGCCCTAGCTTACAATGAGGTTGCAGATGAAAGTCCCAGCGGACATTAGGGTTTTTGGCGATATGGAGTTTCGGGGGCCGTGCGCCTCCGAGGCTGCCGAGCAGGTGACCTTCTTTGCCCGCCTTCGGAAGCAGTATCCGCAATACGGCCAGATCGCGCTCCACCCACGCAATGAGGGGAAGCGGACACACCTTCAGGCGGCGAAGGAAAAGGCCGAGGGAATGGCAACGGGGGCCACCGACATCATCATCCCGTCAAACCCCAGCTTTGTCTGCGAATTGAAGCGCAGGAACCACACCTTGTCATCGTTGCACACGCCACAAATAGACTATATGAGCGCGGCGCAGGCGGCGGGATGCTTCGTGTGCGTTGCGCTTGGGGCTGACGCTGCGTGGGAAGCGTTTCTGGAGTGGTCTGATGCTAAAGCCCAGTGAGCGTATCAGGCGCGTCTTGATAGGCGCTGTGAGGCTGGAGGACGAGGATGCGGCGATCCAGTCTGTGTGCAGCAAACATATCTATGATGCGGCAGTTTCAATTTTGAAGATGAAAGACAAGATTACGAGGCAGGCAGCCTTAAAGAAGCTTCCTGAACCCATCCGACCTCACGTTGAAGACGAGGTGTGGCGTATCTACAAACAAAGGAATCCAAAATGAGATTTTACATTACCATGAACATGCCATCGCGCAGCGGAAATTCCATTCATCAAGTCATTGGGGAACATCGCGCCGCGTCCTTGGAGGAATTTCATGAAATCTTGAACGACGTTGATTTCATCGTGGTTGAAGAATTCTACAAGAACCAGAGTGGAGGATTTTATAGCGTTGGTGGGATCGTCCTGAACACCATGCACATCGGCAAGGTCAAGGTATCGGACTGATGACCAAGAAAAAGACGGTGGCGACCATCACACGCAGCGCGAAGCATCCAAGAATCGCGTATATCATCATCCCCAAGGGGATGGTTCCCGACAGTGATCGGGTGGACATCCTGATGAATTCCAAGAAGGTCTTGGCATTTGATTTCCACGCCGAGGGGAAGACATCCGTATACAGGACAAGCCGCGATGCCGCGACTGTCAGGATAAACTTCCCCATCGGCGTGGTTGATGAAATTCCCTACGGCGCGATGGACTGCACCTTAGCCCCCAGAGGGGGATTATTCATCGTCACGGGGCAGTAGGCCAAACCACATCATTGGGGAATCCAGACTGCTGCGTTACGTCCAGCAGGGCGCGGCGGTAGTCTGCCCACGCCGTTTGCTGATCGGGAGTCAAATCACCCCAGCGCAACGGATTGCTGATCACAGGATCAACTTTGGTCATGAGGATAAGATCACGTTGCTTGCGGATAAGTTTTGATGCTGCCGCATCAAGTTCAGCCTGCGTCGGCGGTACATATGCGACCGTGGCGGGGTCCGCATCAAGCCGCGAGTGAAGTTCCGCAACATCAAACTGCGCCCCAGTGTCGTTGGGGTCACAGGTAAATGGTATCCACCCATAGATTGGGTGGTCGATCTCGCAGTCAATCGCCACGGTCCACGTTCTGCGCGCGTTACGGTAATCCATCATGCGTACCTCAAGAATAATCCACAATTCACATCGCTGGGAACAAAGTTTCCGCTCATAAGACGCCAAGAGCCAGTGAGAGAGTTGTTCGCGCGCAGCCCAACGTATGACGTGCCAGTAATATCGTATATTAGACAATAAGCTAGGTTTGAACCAGATATACCATCGCCAGTGTTTAGACCGTCAACGTTTGAGACCGCGTAAACATATGCTCCGACAACTGACGCAGAAGCATTAACAGATGCGTTGGATACGCCAGCCAATACGGCTGAAGTATTCAGGGAGGGCGCGGTTGATATGGATTGGCGGGTCCGCAGTGGGGTCATAATGCAGGTATTGTCTGCTCCACTTTCGGCTTGCGCTTGTGAAGCAACACTATCCAAGAGAGCGCCCTTGAGAGTTATTGTGCCGCCTAGCGTTGTATTACCGTCAACGTTCAATGTGCCGCTGATGGTGACATTGGTGGAATCACCGCCCAGTGGTGTATCGGCATAGATCACATTGGTTCCGTCGGAATAAATTGATCGGACTGTTCCCCGTGGAATTGTCACTGACGTGCCTCCAGCCGCGTTGCTGACGGTCAAGGTGAATGTGCTGGCTCCAGACTGGTTCTGGATCACCCACTGACCCGCGATAGTGGCGGGAATGCGATATGTCACGTTGCTGACAAATGCGCTGGTGGTGGACTTGATGCACATATTCTGTACATCGCTGGCCGTAAAATCATAGACACCCGTAGTCGTAGTGACCGTGGTGAAAGAACCGAATGCCTTGTCCAAGATGTCAGTGTTGGCATTGATCGGCACGTTCCATGCTGTAGAACCTGCGGCGGGAAGGTTCAGCCCCTTATTTGTAGTTGCCATCAGATGCTCCTATTCGCAATTTCTAAGGCGCTGGCCACGGTGTCGTCTGGCGTGTTCAGCAGGCCCTCTGTGTGGGCGCTCAGGCCCTTCTTAGCACGTTCTGCGGCCAGAACCAACTGGTCTGCCTCGGCCTCGTGTCCACCCACCCTGCCGCCCGATTTGCGGCCCATGCGCTGGTCTTCAAGATTGACCAAGGCGTTGGGGATTGCAGAACTTACCTGTGGAATGGCACCGCCCACACGGCCAAGCGCATACTGGCTCAAGCCAGACAGCTTTGGGCTTCCCAATGCAGCCGCGCTAATGCCATGCGGTCCCTGCGCTGCCAGCATTCCAAGACCAGCTAGGCCGAAACCTTGATATGATGGAGGCGCGACCTCCCTGAATGCCATGCCTGCCAGCATCGGGATCAATTCCTTGCCTGCACTTGTTGATGACGACAGCTTTTTCAAAAGGTCGAGGCGATCTTCCTTTTTCAAAAGGGACAGAAGTTTTTGGATTCTTGCTGTCTCCGACAAATTGTCATTGAAGCCGATACCCTTCAAGTCCTTGAAGTTCTGAATCCACTGTTGGTATCGCTCCATCATATCGGCGTATCTTGTATCGGCCTTGGCGATGGTATCGCGGACAGACCTTGCGATCTCACCCGCAGCCCCAATTTTTTCGCCAAGGCTATTTGCATTTATTGTATCATTTAGGGACCGCTTCAGGACATCAAGACCCACGGCGCTTCTGTCCGCTTTATTTGACGATGTCGCAACCGTATCAATTTGCTTTTTCATGTTATCAAGAACGGCCCTAAATGGGGTAAACAGTCCCTGCGGCCCAAGTTCAGACTCAACCCTAGCTACCGTTGAATATATGTCATTCATCGGAAGTTCTTCAGTGGAAAGTTGCGACTTTCCTTTAAGGTATGCCGCCTGCTCCTTGTCCCTCAATTCCTGCATCATATTTTCGCCAAGTTCGGATACCGTGTTGATGGGGGTATCCTTACTTGTGCCGCGCAAGAATGCATTTCTTTCCACTTTTCCGCCCGTGCGTCCGACTTGCTCCGCAATCTTCAGGGCAGCCGCTGGCGATCCCGTTGCCAAGGCCTGCGGAAGTTTAAGTGCGCCAGCCGCAACGCGGGGCGCGGCGGAAATTGTCTTGGTTGCAAGAGCAAGGGGATCGCCAAACTTTGATGCCTCCGCGATCACCTTTGCGGCCTTACCGATGACTGGAACCTTTGATGCAAGGCCAACGCCTGGAACGACAGTGGCAACATCCATACCAATAGCAAATGGGTCTTCGGCCAACGTCTTGGCAAACTCGCCGTAATCGGTGTACCGTTTCTTGTACATATCACCAATGGCATTGACCGACCTCTCGGCCTCGGCCTTTGCTGCGGGGTCTTGCTCAACGCCAATTGCACCAGCGGCCTTTGATGCTAGGCCCCTGCCTAAATCGCCTACAGACGACAGAGTTTCAGGCCAATTGTACACGGCATTCCCAAGCTGCTTGACGACGTTTGCGCCACTGCTTGGCAGGTTGGTGACTGCCGTTCCGAGAACCTTGCTGATCGGCATATTCGCATATTCAGACGCGGGAAGCTGCCCTTCGACTGGTGTCAGGGGAATCCGCGTGGCGCTCGGAGCGGGCTGAGTAACCGCCTCTGGAGGTGGGACGTTATCTACAGTTTGAGGGGCAACCTTATCCTTCCCATACAAACTTGGGTATCTCTCTTCCAAAGATTTACCTTCGGATGCGCCACGACCCCAGTTTGCAGCCGCGTTCCAGTCAATGCCATCTGCCATGCCGTTACTCCATCACAAAGTATCTGTAGAGAAGCGGTGACGCCTCTCCGCCCAAGATGTCACTCAGCACCTTTTGCGCTTCCTCTTTCGAGATTATGCCCTTCCTAGCCTCTTCCATAAATGTTCTGACAGATTCATCGCCAGACATTTTGATAAGATTTGACAGGTTCTCTTTTTCGGTTTGCCGCAGGCCACCATAGGTCTGATTGTAGGCCGTCCGCCCACTTGAGGCCAAAGCCAGAGGATCGCGGTTGACGTAACTTCTGACAAACTTTGCTTCGTCAATTGCATTCTGATTTGACATCAGAAGAGTTGAAGTTATTGCCGCTGCCGCATCTTTGTTCATATCAAGATTTGGAGACACATCCATCCAAGCCTTGAATACAGATGCCGCCCTCTGCTCGTCAATGGTTGAATTAGCATTTACCGTTGACAGTTTTCCAAGGATTTGCGCCTTTGCATCAGCGGACAGGCTTCCATCTTCGCTCAACGGGACGCCAAAAAACTGTGCTGCCCTTGATACGGCTGGAGCAATGTTGCTTGCGTAGAAATTACCGCCGAAACCAAAGTTTCCGTCGGCAGCGCCCTGAGACACCACATCAAACATTTCGATTGAATTCGGTTTCTGGCTTGAAGCGTCTACGGACTTGTCAGAAAGATCAGACAGCAATGGGGGATTTTGCTCCTTCAAGTAATCAATACCGCCTGGCCGTTTCACGGCCTCTCTGTCCTGAGCAAGAGATTGATCCATCACCTCTTGATTTACGGCTATACCCAAATCTTCTGGTTTTTGACTGCTGACCACTCCCTTAGATTTTGCCGCTTGAATGATTGCATTTGCCTCCCTTGGAGCAAGCATTGCCTGCAATTCTGGGCTGCTTTCAAAAAGTTCATAAGAAATCGTGTCGCCATTTGGCAGTGTGACATAAGCCTTGCCGTAGGGGTCAATGAAGAAACCCTCTTTCGTGGCGTTGATGTTTTCCCGCCGCGCTTGAGCCAGTGTATTGGCAATGTTTGCCCTTTGGCCCTCACGCGCCATGTAGGTGTTGGCTGCGCCAGACATACCTGCCCCGATGGTCGGAAGCAGGAATGGCGATGGGTTTGACAGCATGTCACCGATGCCAGCGAACAACGACAGCATGGCGTCTTTGTTCATTGAGCCATCTGGATTGTGCATGACCTTGCCCAGCCAATTGCGGTCCTCGTATGGCTTCACGCCGCCTTCTGGGGTGTTACCACGGGGAGCAACCATGCCATTTGCACCCAAGCCACCTTGGGCTGGAATTGGATTTCCATCCGCCCCAATTGGCGTGGTTGAGTATGTGGATGGTCCGCCACTTCCACCTTCCTGCTTTTCCATAGCAGTAAGCATGGCGCTACGCTGCTGTGGGGTTAGGTCCGACAATGGAGTGCTTACGGGGACGCCCAAAGCCGCTGCGACATTGGCGGCATACCTTTCAGGGTCATTAGTCCCATCGCCCTTTGGTGCGTATTTTGAAATCGCTTTCCCAATATCCATTCCACCATAGACGCCGCTATCAAAGAGAAGGGCTTCTTGGGCTTTTCGGCCAGTTTCATAGTCGGGAAATACCGCAAAGCGTCCATCAGTCCCGACAGCGCCGTATCGTTTTGCAAGATCGCCGTATTCCATATTGCCTGGATTGTTGTTGCGGAAATTAAGATCGCCTTGTTTCCGCTCCTTTGTTCCATCGGTATACATGACATCAGTGAAGCCGTTTCCGCCACCAATAACGCTGGCAATCTTACGACCAGCAGCGGGTGGTGCAACCACGCCAGTGGGCGCAACCACTGGAGCGGCAGCAGTTCCAAGGTCGGCGGGGCGCACTCTTGGCCGTGGGATCAGGGATTGCTTCATCGCTTCGGCTTGGTAATCCCCAGGACGCGCATTCATGGCCGATGGTGGCAATCCAAGGCTGATAGCGCCAGTCTGATCGAACCTTGGACCAGCAACGTCAGCAAGGGAAAGCGGAGTTTGCGTTGCCGCAGTGCCATTTGTTCCCGCACCAACTGCCGCTGCGTCAAGCGCCCGCGACCGAGCAAGTGCCTCGGCCTCTTTTGCCTTTTGTTGCGCCACAGCAACAGGGGTCGGACCTCGGAAATCGCTGATAGGCGCAGCGGAAGATTGCGGCATGACGTGCGCCAGTCGCTTGTGAAGTTCTTCTCTGGCCTTATCAGAACCAAGGAAGTCTATTTCAGCGTCACCCGCATTTTCAAATGCCCTGTTGCCAAACTGCATCAATGCGTTGCCAGTCTCTGGAGCGCCAACGAGTCCAGCGCCCAAGCCAAGCGCCCTAGCGCCCATGCTGGCCAAGTCACCGCCAAGCATTGCAGATGCAGCCGCCGCTCTCGGACCAAGGTCAAAAGACGAAAGATACTCTGGCCATGTTTGATTTGATTGTGGAACTGGCGTCTTTGCTTCTTTTCTGAAGGAATTATTGTCAAAACGATCACCTTCATCAAAGGAAGAGCGAAGGGCGTCTCTCACTTGTGAGTCTGGAATTTCTGGACCGCTTGCTTTTAATGCGCGCAATATTTTGTCATTGTAAGGATCATCTGGAACGGCAGCCAATCTGCGTTCTCTTGCTGCAATTGCGGCAGCATCGGCAGCAGCAAGGCCAGCGCCTCCTGCGCCAGAATATCCAGCCGCTGACGCAAAGGTTCCAGGGAAAGAATTAAAGAGCTGACGCACCCACTCTGGATTGCTTGTAGCGGGTTTTGGCGTTCCGCCTTCATAATACCCGTCACGGCCACCCGCCACGCCGCCATTGGCGAACTTGTGGGCTTGGCTGTAATCGACGGTCTTGTAACCTTGGGAGTGTCCCACAGCTTCGGGATGCTTGCGCTCGACCTCGTCCGCCATGAAGCCAACGTGGGTCTGCTGGGTGTCGTCACCCTTGTATTTGAACGTGTAGATCGGCAGCCCATTGTGGGTCTTCCCGATTTCCTTGATGTCATGCTTTAGGCGGCGATCAGAAAAAAGAGAGGCAATCGTAGCAATTGACCCCAAAGAACTGGCAACATTGCTCAAGCCAGATTGCTGTTGACCCCCAGAGCCACCTGCGGTCTGCGGGGATGTCGGTTGTTTCTTATCCGCTTCCTGCTTGGCAAGGATCGAATCAAGGTATCCCGCGTGTTGTTGCGGCGCAACGGCCTGCGGCATAATCGGTGCGGGAATCAACCCGCCATCGGCATAGCCAGAGACACCGCCGCCATATGCTTTTTGGCTGTCAAAGATTTTGTAGAATTTCCCATTCTTGCCAAAGTCAGTGTTCAACTGGCTCAGGTCTTTCCCTGCGTTTGCGGCAGACGATAACATATCCATCATGCCCTGCTGATGTTGCGACATCAAATTTGGATCGGCAATCATCATCTGGCCGATAGGCAAATACCCTTCGGGAACATATCCACTAGAGCCTGGCTGTGATCCGACAGCGGAACCATACGGCCCCGCAATGCCGCCCGCCGCAAAAGCCTCGCCGCGATGGTGTGGGCTGACGCCGCCACCCATGCTTTCGGTCGCCTTGTCGTAATTGACGGTTTTGTAGCCGCTGGGGTCAAGGCCAACAGCATCGGGATGTTTCTTTTCAACCTCGTCGGCCATAAAGCCAACGTGGGTTTGGGACTGGGGGTCACCCTTATATTTGAACGTGTAAATAGGCATTCCATCGTGGGACATACCGATTTCTTTGATGTCATGCTTCAGGCGGCGGTCTGACCAAAAACTTGCGGGTTGTTTTGAGGTGGTGGTCGATCCAGACTGCGCGCCAGTTCCCAATGCGATGTTTGCCAGCCAGCTTGCCACTTGGAACGGGTAACCCTGTTCCTGCTGGAACTGGTTGATAAGCGCGTCCTTGCCAGCCTGCTCGGTCTGCTGCATCTGCGTTCCCATCGCAAGCTGATTGCCTGCGAGGCCCGCCATGCGGTTCAGGTCATTCATATTTGCATTCGTGGCCTGATCATATCCCTGGCTGTAGATGTTCGCCATCGTGGAACCCATCGCCATGTTCTGCTGATTGGCAAGGTTTGCAGCGGCAACGCCTGCGCGGTCACCACCGAAAGCGCCAGACTGCGCGGCAGTTCCGAGAGCGCCAGACTGGGCCTGCTCATTAGCCTGTTCCATCTGCTTGCGCGTAGTATCGGCCACATTGGTCAAATATGGGTTGAGGTAATTCTGAACTGTGTTGTAGCTTGGGCCAGATTCCGCAATTGCGTTCAGGCCCGAAATACCTTTTTGCTGTTGCTCATTCATTTGGGCGACAAAGTCGGACGCCTGAGTCCCATACTTCTTGAATGGGGTTTCGGCAATGGTCCCAGCTTTAGCGTTGATCGCATTGTACTGGTCCATAACCTCCTTTGGGATGGTTACGGTATTCGTGCTAGTCGTTGTCTTGCCGCCCATTAGGTTTCCCCTTCGATTTCTGGCGGAAGGCCAGTCTTGGCGTTGTAAAGGAAGTATACTCCAGCGGGAGGTCCGAATGTTCTTTCGTATAGGCGAATTTTTGCCTTGGTCCGTTCATTGGATAATACACCAATTGCGAGTGGCAATTCAAGGTTTTCCGCCATTACCTTGGCAAACTCCGCCAATTTACGCGCCCGACCACCTTTGGCGGCGCGGAACTCTGGATCAACGTAGATCGCTTTTTCCTCAAGGACTGGTTCTGCGCTATACCAGACGGGGCCGATGTTCAGCAGGATCGCGCCTTCAAGCGGCCCGCCGACCTTGTTTCCGATTACGCCGACAGCGCCCCGTTGCATGGTGAGGGACGCCCAAACTTGGTTTGCCAGCATCGCCAGATCGGGGACAACAAAGGCGTTTTCTTCTGTAGCGGCAACAGACAAACGCATCATTTCTTCAAAGTCTGCGGCAACACCAAGGCGAACTGTCACTTCAGCTTCATCCATAATTTAATCCTTTTTCGGGCCTGGGAGGTTTTGTAGGGTCTTGATCGTCTTCTGGCGCATTTTCTTCACGAAGGCATCGAGAATCTTGTGACCGTGATCAATATCACCCTTCCCGATTTCCGCAACGTCTTCGGGTGGTATCACATATTCGCCGCCAGCCGCAACGATAGGGACGGAATCAACCTCGCCACCGTCTGCCCTATTAGGCGCGGGAACCCCGTAGGGCAGGCCCTTCGCGCCGTATGGCATACCACTCTGGCCGTATGGCCCTTTGTGCGAGAAGATGTTCTTGGCAACCTTGAAGCCTGCCATGCTGTTGCCCTCACCCATTGCCGAAATGATGTCGGCGGGAATGACGTAGGAGCCAGATGCAACGTGCATTGGCAAGTGGTCGGTGCGGCCAGCCACAGACGAATGGATCGCCCCCATGTGAACCTTGGTCCTGCCGCCGCGCGCACGGGCTGTGTTCAAGGCAGCCGCAATGGCCTGATCCTGCGGGTGTCCAGCCTTGATCATTTCCGAAATATTTTTGGAAATTGTTTCCTGCGACGTTCCATGTTTTAGCGGCATCTTATGTTCCCTCAGAATATGTGACAACGACGGTCATACCAGTCCCTGGGACGACATAGAGGCCATTGTTATACGGCATGTTGATTACGGTCACGCCAATTGCGTTTGTGACGGCGGCTAAGGGAGTGGTCGCGCTAGTGGTTGTGGTGCTGATGTCGTGGATCACACAGGCGCTGCTTCCTGCAACAACAACGCTGACAGATGCAAGTCGGCCCTGCCCGCTGGTCACGAGGGTTGCGGTGGTCATGGTGGTGGATCGAACCGCACCTTGGACCCTCAAATAAGTAAGGCCAAGCTGGTTTACCGAGGTAACCACGTTCTTTGCGGCAGTTAGAATGTCTGACAGGGATGACATCAATATTTTCCATCTGGTTGAAGGCGGTATCGGATATTTCCCATCCGCCAGAATGTGCCGATTTGATTTCCCGTCACCCTGATTGAAATTAGCCTTGCTCTGATACGCGGCGAGATATATTCAGTCTGCTGGCTTACGGTGTAGGGGCCATACACGATTGGCGGCTGGCCTGGGTAATCGACTGCGTAGAAGGTGATTTGCACGGTGGCATTGTTTGCGCCGCCGTAATATCCCCACTTCATGTCTGGCCATACCTGATCAATGAAGGTCTTCAAGTCTCCATCGTCCAGAGCGAAGTAGCCAGTCTGAACATAAGCGTCCATCGCAAAGCCGTTTGCATCAGTGGATGTCTCGTGCTGGTAAATGTTCAAATCGTCGGAAGCACCAATCGGTGGGCCGAAGATGCCCTGATCAATCCACGCAGTGCGCGTCAATGTACCAAAATCCCATTGTTGGAGCAGCGTGTTGTATTTGACATATTTGGTGGGGACACCATTTGAACCCGTGGTCGGATAATACCATGCGATTTCCCCGAAGCGGCTATTGGGCGCGCACCGCACGTTGCCCAAATATTCTTCATCAATGTCTTGGAAAATCACATCCCACACGGGGCATGGCAACGGCTGGACGCCGCCGCCTGCCAGCATATAGAATTGGCTCTGTGACATCCAATAAACGATGCCGCCCATTGTCCCCATTGCCTTTCGGCCAACGAGGCCGCAGCCCGATCCAATTTCGTTGAACGAATAGACCAGAGGCAGGTTGATGTATTGCATCGACCACAGATTGGTATCTGTCCACAGAAGGCCCTGCTGCGGACCTTGCATAGCGCCGACAATTTTTGATCCCTTGGGGATGCGGAATGATCCAGCCTGATTGCTGACTGTGGCAACCCAACTGGTAAAATTGCCGATGTCCGTCCAGCGCACCAGCAGGGGGTCTTGGATGCCATTGAATGTCGAGCCATAGGCAATGATTTGACGCTCAGGCATAGCCACAAAGCAGCCTTCGTTGACACTGGGCGCATATGGGATGACATTGGAATGTCTGGAGCCGCCGAGGGGATCATAATAGAATATCCCGTTCTTGGCTGGACTGGAGACAAGGAACCCCCCCCAGTTGTCAAGGGACCAATCCGTTACATCAAGTGGTGCAACGCCAGTCCCCGTGGTGTTGTAGACCCCAGGCGGGAATCCCCAACTTACTATTGCCACGGTTCCAGCAGTTTCGGTAGCTGCCGATGATTGAACGGGGAATGAAAATGTGCTTGTCGTTCCAGAAGTCGCCGCCGTTGATGTGAATGTGCCGTTGTAATTTGTGGTTCCGCTGATCGTGAATTCAGAGGTCGGCGCAATGAATATTTCTTGGTTGATCGTAACCGTTGCCAAGAGTCCGACCGTAGAAATTGATGCGATTGAAAATCTACGGCCACCGCTGGATGTAACACCAGTTCCATAACCACCAAAGCCCCAAGCGCCATCACCAAAGCCAGTGGGACTTGGGGTGTTCTGCTTGCCAACGTAGTAGTCAATCCGCGCTTTTCCGCCGTTCATTGACACTGTGGCGGTCGAGGATGCGGCGTATGTGGACGAAATTACAAAAGTATTTGTAGTGGGTGCTGGGCTTTCTAGAACCAGATAATTGCCATACAGCGTAATGCCACCAACCGTTGTCGGGATAAGGATGGGGAATGTTGCGCCAACGGAATAGCCGTGGTTCGGAAGGGTAACCGTCACGTTGCTCTGGTTAGCGCCAGTGGTAAAGGATGGGACGACGCCGCTTGTTGCCGATGTTGAGACGAAGGTTCCCGCCACGGTCAGGGGGCCAAGGTTTGTCGCTCCAGTAGAAAATGTAAACGTCCCCGCCGCAGATGTCAGGACTGTCCACGTGGCATTATATCCCACGGGGGTGACGCCTGAGAATGTGACTGTGGAGCCGACAGTCACGATAAGGTTTGAGGTCGAACACGTGGCCGTTGCAATAAAGTTCGGCGTTGTACCCGATACTGTAATTGCCGTAACGGCGAAGGTGTTTGTCGCGGGCGTTTGAAGCCCAATGATGTTTCGCGCGACAATTTGATAATTGTTGCTGGTTACGGCTATCGGGGGATAATATCCGAACAAGACAATGCCGCCAACGCTGATTGGGGTCAAGATATTGACGCCATCAAACGACGACACGTTTGAATTCGTGTCATTGATCAGAACTGTGGCGGAACCGTTGGTGGTTAGCGCCGACACCGCCAAGTTGTAAGTGTAGTAATCAGGCGAAATATCAAAGGAATCAATGTCACCTTGGGCGTAGAGAAGCCCTTTCTCTGTCCCAATTGCGAGGTAGGACGTTCCATTTGTATCCGCCCAAGAGTGCAGGGCGCGAATAATTGCAGTCTGTGTCGAGGCAAATTTTGTCCATCCGCCCAGTTTCTGCGCCAGACCAAGGCCCTGCCGATCTGGGACAAACCTGATCAGATTGCTGTTTGATACAGCCGCCTCGTTAAGGGCGGGAGTTCTATTCTGATCAACCCCTGGGATCAGTTTAAGGCTGGCGTGTGGCATGTCTTACCCTCGCGTCGGTGATGCGACTTGGGCGGGCGATTGGGACGACCACGCCGCAGCCTCGAATTTCTTGCGGGCTTCCTCGACCGTCGCGGACTTGAGAAGTGCCTGATATTGGCTCTCATAGCTTTGCGCCATTTGGGGGTCGTCAGACTGACGCCCGAAGTTGCGCTGGTATGCGGAAATGTAGATCATGGATGCCATGATCAGGAGGTCTGGCAGATATTGGCTGATAAACGAAACCCCATTACCGTTCCCAATCAAACCAATTAGCGTTGCGGATGTGGCAACGGAGACGGATGTTGGGAGAGTGACCGAAATTGTCGTATCACCCGTCACGGTCGCAACGAAAGTGCCATTCCAAGAACTTGGCGAAAAGCCAGTCAACGTCACCAACGTACCGCTGGAAATACCGTGGGGTGTCGAAAAGGCGATGTTCCCAATTGCGAGCGTTTGGATTGCGGAAGAAACTTTCGGGGTGAATCCAAGCGGCGCGGGGCGCAATGTCCCTACCACTTCCACATAGTAATCAATGTCAGGGACTGGCCCGACAAGGAATAATGTGTCGTTGAAAGGGACAAAATATTTCGGTTGTGCCAGATTGCCAGACAGGGAGGAACCGAAGACGGCGTCCAAAAACTCTTTGGTGGTAGGCAACAAGGGGATTCGCTCAGATGAATCTGGATCGGTATTGCCAGCGGGGCTGATCAAGTTGATTTGCTCGCTGACCACAAAATACGAGCCATCGCTGAGTGTCTGACTGAACGACAGGTTCCTATTGCCCGCTGTCAGCTTGTATGCGGGGCCGTGCAGTGACGCCGATGTATCCATCAGGTCAAGGTCGCGGTTGATTCGCAATGTGGCATAGTCAATCATCATTTGGAGGATTGACAGGAAGTTTGTATCATCTGGAGATACGACCGCCATTTCCGCGACCTGATTTTTGTATGTCTCGTATGTCAGTCCGACCATGATGCCACCTTACGTTTCAAGGCCACTATAGACCAAATGTTCGCTTCAACCAATAGACGTTGCGATTTCCCCGCCACACGCAAAGTATCCC